CACAGCCAAACAGAGATTTGTGGGATACTTTAGTTACATCAACTGGATCAAGAAGGCAGCCATTAACTATTGCAATAACAACTGCTGGATATGATAAACAAAGTATATGTTATGAGATATATTCTTATGCAAAAAAAGTACAAGATGGCACAATTAAAGATGATAGTTTTTATTCTGTAATATATGAATCAGAAAATGATGATGATATAACATTAGAATCTACTTGGATAAAAGCCAATCCAAATTATGGTGTTAGTTTAAGAAAAGAATACATGGAAAGAGAATCTCAAAGAGCTATTGATGTTCCTTCATATCAAAATACTTTTAGAAGATTAATGTTAAACCAATGGACAGATTCTCACAGTGCATGGCTTACATCTGGTGAGTGGGATGCGTGTCATCAAGAATTTGATTATTCAACTTTAGATGGAAAAGAATGTTGGGGTGGTTTAGATTTAGCCAGTACAAGGGATTTAACATCTTTTGTTTTATTATTTAATGTTGATGGAAAGTTTGTTTGTGTTCCTTACATATTTATTCCAGAAGATAATGCAAAGAAAAGAAGTGAAAGAGATGGTGTTGATTATATTTCTTGGATAAGAGATGGCCATATAATATCTACTCCTGGAGATGTAACAGATTATAGTTTTATAAGACAAAAAATAAATGAGCTATCTAAAAAATATCGTATTCAATCTATTTGTTATGATAGATGGAATGCATCACAATTAGTAATAGACCTTCAAAATGATGGTGCTAATTTAGATCCATTTGGCCAAGGATTTGTATCAATGTCAATGCCTACAAAAACTTTAGAAGCAGAAATTTTAGCTAAAAATATTATTCATAATAATAACCCATGCATGACATGGTGTTTGTCTAATGTTGCTTTACAAGAAGATCCAGCTGGTAATATAAAAATTGCTAAAAATAAGTCTAAAGAAAAAGTTGATCCAATTGTTAGTTTAGTTATGGCTTTAGGTTGTCATCTTACAACTGAGAGTGGCGATAGTGTTTATGATAAAAGAGGAGTTTTATCTTTTTAATGTTAATAAAAAGCAATCAAATTATTTTTTTTTAGTTTTTTATAATCGTATTATTGTGAAAATAAAAATTTTACTTTGAGCTTATTAGATAGAATTAAAAATGTTTTTGTCCCTACTCCAAACAAAGTTGAGAACAGAAACTTAAATTTTAATAATGGAATGTTTGTTGGTAATGATATTACTAATGACAAAGCTTTAACACTAACTGCTGTTTGGTGTGCAATTAGATTGTTAGCTGAAAGCGTTTCTGCAATGCCTATTTCAGTTTATAAAAAACAAGCTAATGGTGATAAATTAGAAGATGTAAAAAATCCAATATATAATTTACTAAAATTTAAACCTAACTTTTATCAAGATAAAGTAACTTTTTTTGAATATATGATGCTCTCAATTTTAACTGAGGGAAATTCTTATGTAAGAATTATTAGAAACAATAGTGGTACTCCAACACAATTAATACCATTAAATCCAAATGATGTTACTGTTGTAGTAAATAACAATGAGCTTTTTTATCAAATGGATGGCTCAAGTGTTTTAGATTCTTCTGATGTTTTACATATTAAAACTTTAACAGATGATGGAATAACTGGAATTTCACCTTTGCAGCAATGTGCAAAGTCATTAAAATGGTCTGAGAGTTTAGAAGAATTTGGTAATACATTCTTTGCGAATGGAGCAAAGCCAAGTTCAATCCTTCAAACTGATAGAGCTTTATCTGATTCAGCATTAACAAGATTAAAATCAAGCTTTAATAATACTTATGGAAATTTAAAAAATAGTAATTCAACTATTGTTTTAGAAGAGGGATTAACGTTTAAACCATTATCATTAAGTCCAGATCAATCTCAGTTTTTACAGTCAAGAGAGTTTTCAATTGCAGAGGTTGCGAGAATCTACCGAGTTCAGCCACATTTATTAATGGACCTTTCAAAATCAAGTTTTAATAACATTGAAATGCAAAGCCAAGAGTTTTTAACTTATACTTTAATGCCTTACATAAATAGAATAGAAGCTCAATTAAATTTAAAATTATTTAGATCAAACGAATTAGGAACAACATTTGTTGAATTTAATGTAAATGGATTATTAAGAGGTGATGCAAAAACAAGAAGTGAAACATATAAAACTGCAATTACTAATGGATTTATGTCAATCAATGAGGTTAGAAGAAAAGAAAATCTTAATGCAATTGAAGGTGGTGATAAACATTTTATGCAAATGAATATGACTACAATTGAAAAAATAGGAACAGATGCTGATGAAAATACTGCATCATAAAAAAATATAATATGGAAAAAAGAACATTTAACATTGAAACAAGAGTTGATACTAATGAAGAAGGAAGAGATATAGTTGTTGGTCATGCTTCTGTTTATGATTCAAAATCAAATAATCTTGGAGATTTTTATGAGTATATAGAAAGAGGAGCATTTACACAAGAATTAATTGAACAATCTGATGTAAGAGCTTTAATAAATCATGATCAAAATTTAATATTGGCAAGAAGTACATCTGGAACATTAAATTTAAGAGCTGATGAAAAAGGTTTAAGATATGAATTTGAAATGCCAGAAACATCTTATGGAAAAGATTTAGCTATATCAATGAAACGTGGAGATATAACACAATCTTCTTTTGCATTTACTGTTGCTCAAGATGAATGGTCAACAAATGATTTAGGTGAAAATATTAGAACTATTAAAAAAATAGATAGACTATATGATGTTAGTCCAGTTACTTATCCAGCTTATTCTCAAGCAGAATCTGATTTAGTAGTTGCTCAAAGAGGTTTAAAAGAATATCAAGAAAGTTTAGTTGAAGAAACTAAAGAAGATATAAAAGAAGAAAAAGAAAACAATTTAGTGGTGGGATCTCTTACATCATTAAAAATTGAATTAATAAAGAGAAAATAATAATAAAAAATTTTAAAATGAAAACATCAATCATATTAAAAGAAGAAAGATCTGATATTATCTCTCAGTTAGAAGCAATAAAAGATGTTGCAACAACTGAGAGTCGTGATCTTTCATCTGATGAAAATAATGAAGTAGATGGATTAATTACTGAGGTAGATAATCTTGATACTAAAATAGTAAGAGCTGAAAAGCTTGAAACAATTAAAAGAAATAGTGCTGTTGTATCTGGTGTTGTTTCAACAAACGTTCCAAAAGAAGTTGAAAATTATTCATTCCAATCAGCAATGAGAGCTGCATATACTGGAAACGTTGAAGGTCTTGTAAAAGAAATGGACCAAGAAGCAAGAAGTAATGCAAGAAATACTGGTCAAACTTTTAAAGGTTTAGCTATTCCTTCTACTGTATTAACAAGAGCTGCTGTTGGAACTGCTGCTGTAAATGCTACACAAACAATGAGCTTTACTGATCAATTAGAAGCTAATTTAGTTATGTCATCTGCTGGAGCTAATTTTTATTCTGGAATTGAGAACATGAAGTTTCCAGTTATCTCTGGAGTAAATTCTTATTTTCAGCCAGAAGCTGGTGGAACTGCTGGAGCTGCAAATGGAACTGCTTCATCTATAACTTTAAGTCCTAAAAAACTTATTTCAGTTGTAAATGTATCAAATGAAGCTTTAACACAAAATGTTTCTTTAGAAGCTGCATTAAGAAGAAATATGGCACAAAGTATTGCTGCTCATTTAGAAAAAGCTTTATTAGGTGAAACTGATATTACTGCTGGACCAACATCAATTTTCTTAGATGCTGCTGCTGGATCTGTTGCTGCTTTTAGTGCAACTACTGCTTTAGCTCTTGAAGCTGCTGTATTAAATGCTGGTGTTCAATTAGAAGGTGCTAGAATGGCTTATTTAATGAATAGTGCAGCTTATCAAGCAATTAAAGTTGGTGCTATGGTTCCAGATGTTTCTCCAGTTTATGACATGAGAGAAAAACTTGTTAATTCTTACTTCTCATTCTTTAGTAAAAATGTAGGTTTACATGGAGCAACAGATGCTACTAAAGCTTCAGTTTTATTT